AACGCTTCCGAGACGGTCAACTCCGGCGAGCTCGGACACGTCGCCCACACCCGCCGGCTCGCGAAGCTCGCGAACCAAGCGAAGGCGGAGATCAACGGCCGCCTGTCCGATGATGCCCTTTCTGCCAGGATTGATGAGGCCGTGGTGGCGGGTACCCAGGTGTTCTCGCCCGAATTGACTACCGCGGCGTACGGCGCGGTGGGTGATGGCGTGACAGACGACACCGACGCTCTTCTGGCGGCTATCGAAGCGGCGGCTGGGGGCGGACGTGTGACGTCGGCTGCTGGGAAGGTCTATAAGATCAATCAGACGATCGATGTCACTCGGCTAGCCGAGTACGACATCCAGGAGATCGATTTTCACAACGCGGTTGTCGTTTGGGCCGGACCTTCGGGCGAGCCGATGTTTCGCTTCGATGGCGCGGGGCACGCTTCAAACCGTTGGCGCGCGCCGATTGTGAAGAACATCCGCCTCAATGGCGGCGGCACGGCGTCATGCGGTTTTGAGTGGATCGATGCGCAACTCACCGAGTTCCACAATATCCAGGCTTGGGGGTTCTCGGGCCACGAACTGTTCCACTTGAAGAACTACGCGACCCACTCGGAACAGCAGAGATTCGACCGCATCAACATCAGGGACGCGGCAGGCATCGCCATCTACTACGGAGCGGCGGACACAGGCGGCACCGGCACCGATTCGTTCAAGGGTGCAAAGTGGACGAATGTTTACGCGGGAAACGTAACCACGTGGTTTACGGTCCACGACGGCGCGAGCGTTTACGACTCGCACTGGGATCTCTCCGGCAACGCGGATGCAGGCGATGTGCTGTTCAGATTGGGAGCGCTGGGGCTCGGCCCTTACACGACGGTACGGCACACGGTGGAGTCGAGCGGCGCGGCGTATGTGTTCGACTTGCAATCGCTGACACGCAAGGACACCTTCAGGCTTCCTCGGGTAGAGACACCCAACCGGCGCGACTGGGGAAACGTCCTCCTGGTCACAAACGCCGATCCCGCGCGCGCGACGAAGTTCCATGTGCCCGCAACGTCCGGGGTCGCGTTGCAGGCGTTCCCGCTTCAAGGGGCGACGCCGGGCGACATGTGGCAGCTTCCGGGAATCGGGCACACGGCCATCTTCACGCCGGCAGGATGGAAACCCGTCTGGCCGGCGGACGAAGCGCAGAACGCCTGCATCATCCTCACCCAGGCGACGCTCTGGCACGATGCTGCTCAGTACTCGCACTCCTGGTCAGGTGCGACCGCGTGGCCGAACATCGGATCGGCAGGAGGATCGGGGGCCACGGCCACTGGCTCCCCGACAAGAACCACAGATACCGCGAAGAACTCCCTCGTCCGCTTCGATGGAGTGGACGACTCCCAGGGCGCAGCCGTGTCGTACTCGCCATCGGCATCGGACAACTTCTCCGTGATGCTCGTGGCTGCATTCCCCAATCATGCTTTTGCGCAGAATTACAGCCTGTTTGGCACGATCACAAACCCCGGCGGCACCACGCAGGCGGGGTTCTGCATCAGTACGGACACCTCTGGAAACGTCAAGTTCGCAGTGAATGGCGGCTCGGCGCGTGTGGATGCGGTTTGCGGGAACCCCGACGATGCGAGTCAGCATGACTATGTCGGGGTTCGCAGTGTCATCGGCGCGACCATCACTGGGTACATGGACGGCGTGACCTCGGGTGCCGTCGCTGCGGCTGCTGTTGCTCTTCCTTCGTCCATGTCCCTGCGGTTTGCGCGCCGGCAAACGGGGTCAAATGAGTACGTCGCGGAAGATGTGTACGCGGCACTGTACTGGCCGTTCGCGCTTACTGCGGCTCAGGTCGCGATTCTGCATCAGTGGGCAGTCGGGCGCCGCGCATAGGGTCTTCCCCCCGGCCCCTACTCCACCTATCGAACGCAGATAGATACACATCGACGCCCCGCGTCCCCCACCTTCGGGTGGGTGGACGCGGGGCGTTCTTGTGTTCCGCTACTGCGGTGCGATGAAGACTCGCGCGCCGGAGGAGTAGTTCTCGACGACCCAGACGCCGCCTGCGATCTCCGCCTCAGGCACGCTGACGGGAACGTTCGCGTTCACCACGTCGGTTCCTTCGTAGACGTCGCCGATCTCCCACAGCTCGTTCTCGATGTCCACGCTGTAGTTGTCCATCGTGTCGTAAGAGGTGCCGCCGGCGCTGACGAATGAGACGCCGAAGTTCAGGTACGCCGGGAACGGCCCGCCAGGCGGTTGTCCTTGAGCCTCTGACTGTGCGTTGAAGTTTGCCCAGTCGATCTGGATCACCAGCGGTAGGACGGAGAAGTCAGCCGCGACCTGGGTAGGCCCGGATGCGCCAACCTGGAATGCTGATTCGGGACCGAATGCGAGCACCTGTCCGATCGGCACGGGGTTCTCGCGGGTTCCAATAGCTGCTGCAGGTTCCTCCGTCGTTTCGGAGGGCGCCGGTTCCGCGCTGGCTGATGGTTCTTCGGTCGGTGTGGCGATCGCTTCGGGTTGCGGAGCGGGTGCGCTGCACCCGACCAACCCGATGATGAGCAGTGCTGCTGCGCTTCCGAGCGCGGCTGATCGTGAGATGCGTGACATCTTTCCCCCAGGTAGTGCGGCGCGGTCCCATCCGCGCATGACGGAAAGCGTATCCAACGCGCTGTACAGTGCGTGGCAACGAATTGGTCACGAATCACCCGGCGATGCGCTGGCTCCGCGCCCGAGCCCGCTTGTCACGCAACCGCAGGAGCCGGCGCACCAGCATGGGGTGGGTCTCGAGCGCTTCCCGTGTCTCGATCGTCCGATTCAGCAGCTGGTAGTAGCGGCCGGGTGTGATGCCGAGCTCCACCCGGATCGTCTCCTCTTTGACCGCGGTGTGTCGGGGCCAGTGGGATTCGAAGTCGAGGAGGCGAGTTATGTCCATCCACAGGATCATCGTCCGTGGGTCCGACATCGGCGTACCCTCGTGGACGTGATCGACGACCTCGAGCAACCCCGCTAGGCGGTCAGGCGGTATCGCGCCATTCGATCGTCGCGGCACTGGCGGCAGGTTCGCTTCCCGTTGCGGTACCAGACCGTGTTCTCCTCCGTCAGTTCGTGACCGCGGTAGCAGCGCCCCGTCCGGACTGCGACAGCCGTGGGGTGCTCGCCTCGTAGGAAGTTCTCGGCGGGTGGAACGGGTTCCAGGTGTTCGGGGTTGCAGCAGCGCTTGTTGCGGCAGATGTGGTCAATCTCCAGGCCATCCGGGATTGGCCCGTACCACTCCTCGAACATCACCCGATGTGTGGACTGCTTCTCCCAGTCGAAGCCGACGTGCGGGTATCCGTTGGAGGCGACAGACCCCGAAACGACCCAGCATCCGGAACCGTCGCGGGTGACGCGGTTCGTGACACGGGCTACCCGTGTCCGGTCGGTGATGTACGGCAGTGACTCCCTGAACCGCTCCGCCTCCGCCCGGTCTCTGAACGTCTTCTGCTGCGTCTTGCGCCCCTCCCCGGTCATCCAGCGCACCTTGTATGCGATGCCGTAATGGGTGGCGACTTCGCGGATCAGGCCTCGGGTTCGCTTAAGTCTTTCTGCCGTGGTGTACATACACCCAGTCTAGCGCGGTGTTCATACACCTGCTAGTATCCATGTATGAACACCGCGCATGCGACCGAGACCCTGCAAGACCGCCTCGCCTACGCGCGCGAGCGACTCGCGAACGCCGAACGCATCGGGCGCCCTGCCCACATCGCACGCTGCCGCCAGCGGGTCGAAGGCCTAGTCGCGAAGCTCCGCGTGAACCACACGGATGGGGGGAGCGGGACGTGACTTCGCTTCTGAGCACGCGCACGATGACGGGCACTCGATTCTGGCGTCAGTCCCGCGACGGCGACCCCGTGGGGCTGGCGATCTACCGCCGCCACTACTCGCGCTACGTCTATCGTGACGGCCGCGACCCGGCCTTGTTCGTCGGCCCCGGCCAGAAGACGGTTCTGATCTCGCATGACGACGACGCGCTCTTCGTATGGCGCAAGTTCATCGACGCGAGCGGCCAGCAGGGCGTGAACTGCGCCGTGTTCCGCAACGAGTCGGAGAACGTCGCGTCGGAGATGATCCTCGACGCCGAGACATGGGCCGCTGAGCGTTGGCCGGGTCAGCGCCTGTACACCTACGTCAACCCGGCGCGCGTTAGGTCTGTGAATCCCGGCTACTGCTTCAAACGGGCGGGATGGCGCACAGCTGGGCAGACGCGCGGGCGGAAGCCGCTGCTCGTTCTCGACAAGCACCAATCGACTGCTGGGGAGCGCACAGATGGCTGACACAATGGCACCTGTGCCGAACAAGCCCCGCACTAAGATCCGCGGAGTCCGCGTCCCCGATGAGCTCTGGGAGGACGCACAGCGCATCGCCGAGGCGCGGGGAGAATCCGTCAGCGACGAGGTCCGCGCGGGCCTAGAACGCTATGTGAAGCGCCACCGTCACCTGCTCGACTGAGCCCCAACTGTCACACGGTGATGCGTGATGGCCCGCGCGGGTTCGAGTGCGTCACCTGCGGGACCGTGCACCTCCGCGACGGGGGACGGTTCCAGCGCGTCGTTGACGCCGGGTAGCATCGTGGGTCTCGGCCGGAGGAAGGACACTTCGGCCACCCGTGACGAAGAACCGCCGCTACGAAGCGCACTACGACAACCTCAACGACCAACGCATCCAGCAGGGCACAAGCCGACGCCGCGCATGCACTCTCGGAAGCAACGCCTACGGGCCACAGCCAATCCAGTGGGCGCCGCGCGGGCAGCTCCCGAAGGTGTGGGCGTGGATCTCCTGGGCAGATGACCCCGCATCCCGCATCCCCGCCGAGGCATCCGGGTGGAATGACCGGATCGTGATCGTCGAGTGGGAAGACGACGGCGGCCGGCGCTCCTGCGTCGTCTGGCGGAACGCCGTCACGAAGCGCAGCTAATCCGCGAGGTGTGCGCGGATCTCGTCGAGAACGATCAGGTCTGTCTCTGGCAGGTCACCGTTCTCGTGTGCCTCGATGAACGCGGCCAACCATCGGGCCATGCTGTCGTGGGTCATGCCGTCCCCGAATCAGTCGGTTCGGAGTTCAGTGCCGCCAGCCAATCGCCATAGAGCATCGCTCCGAGCCCGCCGTACGGGATCAGCGGCAACGTCTCGTCGCGTGTCCTGCCAACGTGCGTCAGCGCGCCACCCTTGATCGTCGCAAGCATCACGCGCACGCCCGAGGCATCGCGCCCGCCGATTGCTTCAATCTGGCAGTCGAAATTGAGCGGTACCGGATCGCCAATACCCCAGCGATGCAGCGACTTCCCGAGCGCTTTCGTCTGCCACTCGCGCCCCTGAGCGTCGTAGAAGCTGTCGAACATCCCCATCACTCGCTCCCGTTCGTGTGGCCTGTGTGCGGATCGGTCGGTTGGGTGTCCGGGCACGGCGGAATCTGCGCTGTCATGCCCAACTTGAGTGGAAGGTGCTTCCAGACCAGGCCGCACGCGCACGCCAGCGTGATCTCGTCGCGCCGCTCAGCCGCGATCGAATCCCATCGGTGAGCGCGAGGGCCGTGCAATCCCGTCATCGGCCCGTCGCTTCCTGGCGCGTAATGCCGCAACGTTCGCACACGACGACGCGGACAAGGTTCGCGGCGAACTTGTGCCCCTGCTGGTCGATGCAGGGCTTGACCTGCTGGTATACCTGCGTGCCGATCATGCTTCACTCCGGTTCGTGTGGTCCGGCCACTGGTGACGAATAAGCGTGTACGCCGTATTCGGGGCCGAGGGGTTAGGCCGGACCTCTGTCCAATGCCCATGCCATTCGCCTTCCTGGTCGCAACCGAAGCCGTCGAGGTTCGCGCACCACTTGATCCGTGAGACGAACCGGAAGTTGACTTCCTGGACGACCCGCTCGCGTCCTGGGTCAAGCTCCCCAAGCACTTCACGCTCAGCGGCCTCGATCTGAGCGATACTCAGGCCGTGGCCGCGAGCGATCGCTTCGGGGCCGTCTGCTGTGTAGATGAGTGCCGGATACTTCGGCATCATTTGCTCCCGTTCTGTTGGTCTGGACCTGCGTGGCGCATGTTCAGCGCCTTCGCGTCGTCGAGGGTGAAGCCGACGTTGGCCGCAACGAGCGCACACTGCGCCCACCCGAGCCACCGCCCGAGCTTCGCTTCTGAGAAGTCGGGACCGAACCGCGAGAGCATGTCCCGCAGATGATCGAGACCCAGCGCGGTCCCGGGGTTGTTCGGCATCCCAAGATCGGTTGCGATCGCGACGGTTTCCACGAACGCTGCTTTCTGATTCACGCGGCAATCTCCTTTACTCGGGCGAGCCACTGCTCACCGATCCAGCGGGTGTAATCGACGGGGATCGCCTCGCGGAGTCCGTCGCGGGTGGCCCAAGGCATGCCCATGATCTGGCGGGCCCGTTCGACGCCGGAGAAGTTCCCGACGATGTGCATGTACTCGCCCTCGACCGGCGCGCGGCCCATCTTCGTGTTCCGGGCGCGGTGCGGCGGGTGCGGCGGGACTTCGAGCGGCCAGTTCGTCTCGAACAGCCGGTGCCGGTACGTCTCGATGCCGAACATCTCACCGCACAGCATCACCGGGTCGATGAGCGGGTCCGGGTCGTTGTCCTCGTCCTCCGGGACGACGTTTTCAATGACGTACGGGAGACCAGCGTCGTTGAGAAGATCGCGCGTCGGGCCGATCAAGCGCGGGTGGTCGTTCCGCATGATCTTCTGCGCCTTGGTCTTCGCCTGACATGGCGGCGACGCATGACGGACGGGGAAATCGGCCTGCCCCAGCCACTCCACCCTGCCGTCAGTATGCGTGAACGGCAGCACGCCGCCGCGGTTCAGGGTGCGCAGCGCCTCGAGCGCGTCCATCTGGCAGAACGGGAACGGGTAGTGCGGCTGCGGGTCGATGTCGATGCCGTAGGGAGTGAACCCGGCGGAGGCGTAGCCCGCGGCCGCGCCACCTTGGCAGCAGTACAGGTCCAGAAGCTTCATTCCAGGCCACCAATCTCTGGTTCTGGAGCCTGCGCGCTGGCGTACTGTGCTTCGCGCAGCCGGGCGGACTCGGTCTCGATATCCTCAGCGAGGGTTTCGAGTGCGACGGAGGCGGTGTAGTCGCCGATCTCCGCGAGGGTGAGGGCGGCGGCGCGGCAGCGGGCGACGAACCATGCGGCGTTCATCGCGCAGCCTCCGCGTCAGGGTCGATTCCTGCTCGGACGAGGAGTTGCTCCGTTTCGAAGTGGTGAAGCTCCCTTTGGTGCATCTCAGAGAGCAGACGCTCGTGCTCGGTGATCAGCGCTTCGAGTACAGCGGATAGGTTGAAACCGCACTCACCCTCGCAGTGTCCGTCGGGATCCGGGTGATCACGCCAATAGTCCGCCAGCCCGGCGCGCGCGTCTTCTAGGGCGCTCATGCCTTCTCCTCCTGGTAGCAGGCGCCGGGGTGTTCACAGCGCCGCCACCCGTGGGCGGGGCATTCCTGGTCGTGGGTGGTGAGGTCTGCGGCGAGGGCGCCGCTGGTGGTGTCGGACACCCTCGCGTCGCAGCCTCTACACGTGACAGTCATGCGGTGGGCTCCTCAACGTTCGGGGCCTGGACGTCGAGCCAGAACCCCCAGCCGTAGTAGCCGTTGTCGCCACCCTCGGATGTCAGCAGAAGCGACTCCCCGAGCTCGGTGTAGACAAACACACTGATCGTTGCTCCGCCGTCACTGACCGACCCTGGGGTGATGTCTCGCATGGGGGAGCCGTCCCAGGTCTGCAAGGTCTCCCGGATCTCGACATTCAGGATCGTGCCCCGCACGTTGTTCTGCGGCTTCACATCGAAGCAGCCGTTGGAGCAAGCACATCCGCCGTCCGTCGAGTGCGCGGTGAGGATCGATCCGTCGTCCAGTACGAACTTCACATCGGCGGGGTAGTCGCCTCCCGTCCCCACGGTGCTCACGATCTGCTTGCCGACGAGCGCCTCGCGGAGCGCTTTCACGTCGGTGTACTCAATTGCGCCGGCATCCCAGCGGTTGGTCACGGGCATCACACGCTCCTCTGGTTGGTGTCGGGGACGTCGTTGGCCCCTTGTCTTCTTCTTCTGCGATCGACGTTGGTAGTCACTGCTGGTTCCTTCCGGCCAAGGATGGACTGTGGGTGTGACGGTTTTCCGGCACAGAGTCAATGTAGCACGCATGACTAATCTTAGACAAGTGCCGGTTTCTAACCCTGCATCGACCCAACCAAAAGCCCCCCCTCCCGCTGTGAATGCGGATAAGGGGGGGGCTTTCGTCGTTCAGGCGGCGAGACGTGCCGCGCGGGAAGCGCGGGCCAGGTCTCCGCGCGTCACATGCACGTACCGGGCTGTTGTCTCGGGGCGCTGGTGGCCGAGGAACTCCTGCGCCACGCGGATGTTGTTGCCGGTCTTCTCGTAGACGACGGTGCCGGCGCGGTGTCTGAGCGCGTGCGGGTTGACTCCGAGCGCGCGGCGGATGCGCTGGTACACGGCGTCCCCGGATAGGTGGCCGTCTCCGCTGGGGAACAGCCAACCCTCAGCCGGGAGGTAGGGAAGAAGTTCGATCAGTTCGGGGGATACGTGCACGCTCCGCTGGTGTCCGCCCTTCCCGATGACGTAGAGCCAGTCGCCGTCGAAGTCGTCCCGGTGGACGGCGGCAATCTCGGCCCGTCTGAGCCCGCACTCAGCGCCGAGGAGAATCATCACGCGCGTGGACGCGGAGCAAGTCCCCATGCCGTGCAGGATTGCGTCGTCGGAGGCTATCCTGCCGGTCTTCCGCGGCACCCGAACGCGGCGAAGCCACTTCGTCGGGTTGTCGGGTATGTGGCCGTACCTCTCAGCCCACCGGTAGAAGTGGCGTATCGACGCAAGGGCACAGTTCACCGATGATGGCGCCCACCCATGCGATCTCAGCCATGTCTCGAGTTGCGTTTCGGTTGCCGCCTCCACGTCGAGGTCGGCGGTCAGTCGGTCGATGTAGTGGTAGCGAATTCGGATGGTCGACTGTGACCGGGTCTCGTTCGCGACGAACATTTTGTATGCGTCAATCATGATCCCCCTCCTTGTGGCGTTGACCATAGGGAGGGGGATCAGGTTCGTTCTAGTCCTTGATATGGCGGTCATGGCATGGCTAGGTCAGAGCGACTGGCGGGTGAAGATGTCCGTTATCGTCCCGTGATCGTTCGGTTTCAGATCGTTAACGCGACGGTCGGCGTCGTCTCTTAGCCAGGGGAGCTCGCCCGTCTGGAGCCATTCGAGGCGCGCGCCGGTCGCCATCGACACCGCGATAAGCGCGGTGCGCTTCGCCGCCCCAGTGGTCTCGTACTTCGCGAGCGTGCCGCGGTTGATGCCGACCTTCTCCGCGAACGTCTGAATGTCCATGCCAGTGCGTTCTCGGGCCTTCCGCATGCGGTCGCCGGTGTGAAAGGGCTGTTCCTGAAATTGAGGCTGTGCCTCTGCCTGATTCGCCATATGACGATGATACGTCACGGGTCGGAGACCCGGCAATGGACCGAGGGTGGTCACTTGCGCTCTTTCGTCACCCGTGCAAGACTGCTCATATGACTGAAAATCGACTTGTGTCCACGAGGGAAGTGGCCGACAGACTCGGTGAAAGCGTCCGCACGATCCACCGCAAGGCTAAGTCCGGCGAGTACCCCGCCCAGCAGATGCCAGGCACCAGAGGCGCGTTCGTCTTCACCGAAGAAACGGTCAGAGCCCTCGAAGCGGCACGATCCACCCCCGCAGCCTGATGCTGTACCAGTTCCTTCCCCGTCTCTCCGACGAGGACTACCAGAAGCTCGAATCGTCGATCACCGAGCACGGCATCCAGGTGCCGATCATCCTCGACGAGAACGGGTCCGTCATTGACGGGCACCACCGCAAGGAGATCGCCGACCGTCTCGGGATCGACTACCCGAAGCGCACGAAGACGGGTCTCAGCGACGCGCAGAAGCGCACGCTCGCGCTCACCCTGAACATCGACCGCCGCCACCTCACCCGTGAGCAGAAGCGCCGCCTGGTAGAGGAAAGCGTGAAGGCCGACCCGGACCTTTCCGACCGCGAACACGCCAAGCGCACCGGCGTCGCCCACACAACGGTCGGGCGCATCCGCGAACGTGGTGCATTGCACCACCTGCCTGAACCTCCGGTTGAGGACCTCCACCCGGCTTCGGCCGAGCCTCCCGTCGAGGAGGTGGCGGGGTCTGAGCATTCGGGACTCGACCCCGCCACCGTGAATCTGACAACGGGTGATATCACGGAACCGACCGTCACCGAGCACACCGTCACCGAGAAGACCCGTGTCGTCACCGGCGGCGACGGGAAGAAGTACTCCGTTAAGCCGCGGGCACCGAAGCCCGTCCTCTCCGGTGACGCCGCGAACCAGCAGAACGCGGTCGCCACATCGCAGGCGATCGGTCGCGCGCTGGAGACGCTTCTCGGCTTCACCTATCCGAACTGGCGGGAAGGGGTCCTCACCGACTGGTGGCCCCTCGGGCAAAAGGAAGTGCCCCCGTCTCAGTCTGACCTGTTCGTCCCCTCACAGCTACGCCACATAGCTCAGGGACTCATCGATACCGCAACCGAGATGGAGGCACTACATGTCCAGAAATGACACTATCACCCGCGTCTACAGAGAGGCCGTCGCGTCGTACGGCACTTCCGGGGTGAACCGGGCCGAAGCTGTGGAGTCCGCTACAGCGACGCTCATGGCCGAGTACAACGCCGGACGGTTCGTGGTCGATGTGGAACGCGCGATCCGCGCCGAACTGCGCCGAGCCGACGAGGCGGACGGGCGTTCCGCGGATCAGATCATCCAGCGCGCCGCATACGGCGCGGTCCCCCTCACGAACGCCGACCTTGATGTCGTCGTGACTCTCGGCGGGGGGCTCCGCAAGGCATGGGCCGATGTCACCGCGGACGACATGGCTCAGATGAACGAACTCCGGTTCCAGAACTTCCGCAAGGTCGCCGCCTCCTACGAGGACTTCAACCGGGCCTACCTCCGCATCCGCGAGGTCGTGTTCCAGCACCGCACGTTCGGCGCCGCGTTCGAGGCCGGTGGGTTCCCGCCCGCGGACCTGGCATCCGAGGCCGGTGTCGCATGACCGTCCTTCACTTCCTGTGGCCGTTCGAGGTCGCATCCGTATTCACCGCGCTCGTCTTCTTCTTCGTGATGTTCGTGTTCCCAGGGTGGGTGCCGGTCCTCGGTTTCCTCGCCTCGCTGGTCATCTCGTACGCGCTCATCTCGTTGCGCGGCCACCTTGAGGAGGTGGCCTCATGAGGTTCGTCCTCTCGCTGATTCCTCGCAAGGGTGAGTCGCCGCTGCAGCAGTGGATCCGCCGCGCGAAGTACCAGGACCTGGTGATCCCGGTCGGTGCGGGTGTGGTCATGTTCATGGCGATCGGGTTCTGCGTGGTCGCGCCGTTGGTCGCCGTCGCCCTGGGGCGGTGGGCGTCATGAGTTGGGGAAAGGCTACGTACTCAGACGGGACCGCCGTGCCGTTGGTCTCCGAGCGTTGTAAGTCGACACCGCATGGGGTCGGAAACGCCCACAAGTGCCGAGAACATGACCGGCACCCCAGCCTGCATCGCTGCATCTGCGGTATGCGATGGACACACGCCGGGACGGTGATCAAGTGAGCCCGTTCGATCTCGCCGCCCTGATCGAGAACGGCGCCGCCACCCCCGCCCACCACACCCTCTACACCGCGTTCGTCCTCATCGGTGGGACCGGGCTCGGAGCCGTTCTGTACGCGGCGGGGATGAGTGTGCGGGACGTGTGGAAGCGGGTGACCCGATGAGCGCGTTCTGCTTCCTCGACATCGAAACGACGGGACTCGACCCCGACAGAGACGAGATCCTCGAGATCGCGTGGGTGTTCACCGACGCCGAATTCAACAGAATCACGTCACATCAGTTCCTAATCGAGCCTGACTGGTCGCGGTTCGCTGAGCGGGTCCGCGATAACCAGGTCGTCTATCACATGCACTCCCAGTCAGGGTTGCTGGCGGACCTGTACCAGGACCGGCTCTCAAACCTTGACGAGGTGTCGGAAGCGTTGCTCGCGGATGCCGCGCAAGTCCCGGGCAAGCCACATATGGCCGGGTTCAGCGTCTCCTTCGACCGCGACTTCCTCCGATCAAAGGGACTCCGGTCGATGATCGAGCGCACCTTCCATCACCGCCTGCTGGATCTGTCGTCGATGAAGCTGTTCCTTGACACAGCCAACGTCTCTTATGCCAAGGCGGGCAACCCCTGCCCGCACCGCGCCATGTGGGACGTGATCGAGTCCATCGAACAGGCGAGGATTCTGCGCTCTGCGCTCGCGGGGGCGGCGACGTGAACGACACCGCGTGGAGACTCCGCCACCTCACACTCCGTCACCACTTCGAGAAGTGGTGGAAGGGCCCCGGGCGCGGGCTCGGGACAGGGCAGTACCCGTGGAAGGTGTGGCAGGCCGCCGTCCGCTGGTACCGGGACACACTCCTCACGTGGGATGACCTGTCCGAGGAGGAAGCGCTCCACGAGCTCCGGAAGGGCGAGGAGTCCGTCTTCTACCCGCTGTTCCGTGACGACCCAAAGATCCTGGCGGACTGCCCGAACCACGGCCTGACACCTATCGGCGCTGAGGGGCTGTGCCCGCAGTGCGCATACGACTTTGGAAAGGACCTCTGATGAGCGACAGAAGAGGCGCGTTCACACCCGAGCAGGTGAAGACCCTGCTCAACCCGATCAAGCCGAACCGGGTCCTGTCAGTGCAGGGACACTCGCACGTCTCCCAGCAGGACATCACCGCGCACCTGATCCGCATGTTCGGGTTTGGGAACTTCGACATCGAGGTCCTCGGCGCCTCTCTGGTCTTCGAGGATCAACGAAGCGACGCCAAGACAGGTGCGCTGCTCCCGAAGTGGGACGTCTGCTACCGCGCGATGGTGCGCATCACCGTCCGCAACCCCGAAGGTGAGCACGTCGCCACCTACGAGAACGGATCCACCGCGACCGCACAGAACCAGTCACGCGGCGACGGACACGACCTCGCCTACAAGTCCGCAATAAGCCTCTCCATCAAGCGGGCCGCGATCGCCCTTGGCGACCAGTTTGGTCTGAGCCTGTACAACAAGGGCCAGTTGGCGCCGCTCGTGATCAACACTCTCGTCGGCGGAACAGCCCGCGGGGACATTCAGGATCAGGTGCCGCAGCAGCTTGCGCTGGGGAACGACGAGGTAGACCCGGACCTCGCGGGCGCCGACAAGACCACGCGGTCGCAACAGCAGATCACCGCGGCCGTCGCTGCAGTGAATGCAGCAACCACTGTGGAGCAGCTGGACACGATCGAGCACGACACATGGCGATCGGTGCGCGGTGTGCCGGCCGTCCGTGACGCGCTGCAGAAGCGCCGCGCCACATTACCCGCGTCGACCGTCGACGCCTGGGCCGTAGCGGAACCGGGCGCGTCATGAGTCTCCCCACCCAGGCCCGCCTGAACCAGCACCTCATCCGCTGGGACAAAGAGATCCGCGAGTTCGAGTCCGCCCTCTCCGCGTGCGGCGAACGGAAGGCAGACCTCGAATATCGCCGCGCCGTGGTGATGGAGACCGCGAAAAGCAAAGACGCCAGGCTCGCGCAGGCCGCGGCGGAAAGGGTCGCCGACGGTGACGCAGAGGCGCACCGACTCCACAAGGAGTTCCGAGGTGCCGAGTCCCTCGTAGAAGCCAAGAAGGCTCGCCTGCGGTGGTGTGCCGCTGTTGCGGATGCCCTGCGATCTGAGGTCGCGACTGAGCGAGCGGAACGTCAACTGTACGCCGACCACGGCACTGACCAATGAAGGGAAAAGCCATGTCCGATGAACGCCCGATCGAGGTCGGTGACCGCTTTGAGACGCTCGACAAGCGAGACGAGGGCCGCGTGGTCGAGGTGATCCGCCTCGCCGCGATCGACTCCGAGAAGCACTGGTACGTGAAGACCGAGGCTCACCCCCGTAACCCTGACGCGGTCGGAAACGTGTCTCGGGTGTCGGAGTCGACGCTGCGGGAACGCTACAAGCGGGTCAGCCGATGAGCGCCGATGTGACCGCCGTTACCGGAAAGCCGCTAACGGAATACGAGCCCTACGTCGACCTCATCGCGCAGGTTCTGGCGAATGGCCTGGCGCTCGCGACGCAACGCGACTTTCTGGTGCTGCTCGACCCAAGCCTGCCGCTTCATGAGGCGGTGCGAGACCAAGCCAGGGAGTCCATCCGTTGGCGCTTCGCATTCGACATCGATCGGATCAACGACAACCGGTCCTGAGCCCCTGTCGGGAGACTCCCCCCACGCTCCCGACAGGTCCCCCAAGGGCTGGGAGGTCTTGCCCACCTCCCAGCCCGCCCCACATGACCACCCCTTTTGCACGGAAGCAGACCATGAGCGGCAAGAGCAAGTCTCCATCGCGGGAACCGTTCCGCACCACCATCACCCTCAACTACCCATCCCCGCCCCTCCATCTGAACCAGCGGATCGGCTGGCGCAAGGAAGCGAAGATCAAGGCCGAACTCCGCGAACTCGTCGGCTGGCTGGCGCGTGGCATCCCCTTCATGCATCACGTCTCCGTGAAGCTCATCTGGGTCGTGAACGACCACCGCACCAGAGACGAGGACAACCCAACTCCGACGCTCAAGGTCTGTTGTGACGCCTTGGTCGACATGGACGTGGTGCCCGATGACAAGCCCGCGTTCATGACGAAGCACATGCCCGTCATCGAGTACCGCGCCGGCGCGAAACCCCACCTCGAGCTCGTCATCGAGGAGGTGCGCGGATGAGCGCCCCCACACCTCTCGTGCGTTCAGCTGTGTACCGCCGCGACGGTGGCCAGTGCGCATCATGCGCGACTATCGAGGGTCTGTCGTTCCAGCATCGCCGCGCCGTCGGCATGGGGGGCTCTAGGACCCGTCCTGGCGCCGCTGACGGACTCACTCTGTGCCTCCAGTGCAATCAGGAGTGCGAAGGGTCTCTGCAGTCCCTGGCGCTCGTCTACGGGTGGAAGGTCCGCAAGTGGGCGGACCCGGTCAGAGTCCCCGTGTACTTCCGCCACCAGTGGCAGTGGTTCCTGTTCGAGGGTGCCGAGCGGCGCCCCATCAGCGGCGTGACGGCGCTGGACGCGATGCACTCGGTGTACGGCGACCAGTACCTCACGTGGTCGGAGGAACTCTGATGACACTCACGCAGATCGCGGAGACCTACCTCCGGATGATCCCCACCACGAAGTACAACCCGCACGAGGGCATGTACGTCCGCCTCGCCTACAAGTACGGCGTGCCGTTCGGCCGGATCGTGTCGCTGTCGGGCCTGCCGTCCGACGTGGTCGCCGCATTCCTGGACGGGGCCAGCTGATGGCCTCGGAGAAGGATCAGCGACTCTACGCGCCGTTCGACCTGGGGCTCGACGAGCACCCGAAGATCATCGTCCTTTCGGACGCAGCGTTCCGAGCGATGTTCGAGGCGGTGCTCTACTCCCGGCGTTCGCTTTCTGACGGTTTCCTTGACGAGCGCGTTGTGCTTCGCAAGTGGGGCAAGGACGTCGCGGAAGAGCTATCAACCAACGACCCCGATCGGCCTACATGGATCCGCGTCGAAGGTGGATGGCGGATACACGACTTTGAGAAGCACCACCCGTTGCGCGCCGATATTGAGGCAAAGAGGGCGGAGATATCAGCCAAACGGTCACAGGCGGGTGCCAAAGGCGCGGCTTCCCGGTGGCACAGCCATGGCAACGCCGTAGCAAACGATGGCTCAGAGACAGAGACAGAGACAGAGACAGAGACAGAGACAGAGACAGAGACAGTTTCTTCTACGAAGAAACAACCCGCGCAGTCGCGCGGGACCCGAGTTCCTGTCGACATGACCATCACCGATGACATGCGCGCATGGGGTGCAGCTGAGGTACCCCACGTAGACCTCGACAAGAAGCTCCCGGAGTTCATCGACTACTGGAAGGCGGTGCCCGGCAAGGGTGGCGTGAAGATCGACTGGGTCGCCACCTGGAAGAACGGGATGCGCAAGCAGGAAGAGTTCGCTCTTCGCGATCTAGCCCGCAATCCTGCCGCCGCCCAGCCGCGAAAGCGCCGCCAGTTCGGGGCTGACGAATGAGCGCGTCAGAGCAGGCAGAGGTCGCGGTTCTCGCTGTGACCCTCGCAACGCAGGGCAAGGTTCTGGACGAGATCCGTCTCAGCCCGGACGACTTCTACGAACCGAAGCGGGGCGACCTGTTCGCGCTGATGGTAGCCGCTCACGATGCGGAGAAGCCCGTCGACGCGTTCACCCTCACCGAGAACCCTACGGTGGACGCCGCGTTCGTCTGGTCCCTCACCTCAGCGCCTGTCGCCGCGGCCTCAGCCGAGTACTACGCCGCGATCGTCGCGAAGCACGCGCTGCGCAGACGGCTCGCCGCGGCCGGCGCTGCGCTCGCACAAGCAGAAGACACAGCCGACGCGGCAGAGCTCGCCGACCGTGCCCGCACCATCGTCGAGACAGCCATCGGCAACCCACCCCAGAAGCTCCGGTTCGTGAAGGACGTCCTTCCTGACGTGGTGAACCGGCTGAACTCGGATGCGGTGTTCGTCCCGTCCCCGTGGAAGACGCTCAACAAGGCCATCGGTGGGTTCCGCCCCGGCGCGGTGTACGTCATCGCCGCCCGCCCCGGGGTCGGGAAGACCGTCGTGGCAGCGCAGATCGCCGTGCAACTGGCACAGCACGGGAACGTCGCGTTCTCCAGCCTCGAGATGACCGACGAGGAGCTCGTGTCCCGATTCATCTCCGAACGGCTCCGCATCGGCGTCGGCAAGATCAAGGACGCCCGGATGACCCCGCACGACTGGGACGTGTTCGAGCGTGGTCGCACCACCCTCGAGGGACTCAGCATCGCGATCGACGACCGGTCAGGGATCTCCACATCCGACGTGCGCACGTTCGCCCGAGCGGTCCAGCGACACGGTGTGCTGTCCGGGATCGTCGTCGACTACATGCAGCTGATGTCGTCCAAGCAGAAGCAGGACCGGCACCTGCAGGTCGCTGAGTTCTCGCGGCAGCTGAAGGTCATGGCGAAGGACTTCCAGGTCCCCGTCATCGCCCTGTCCCAGTTGAACCGCAACAGCGAATCGTCGACCCTCGCCATCCCCAAGCTGTCCGACCTCCGAGAGTCGGGCGCCATCGAACAAGACGCCGACGTCGTGATCCTCCTCCGCAAGGAGGGCGAGGTCGAAGACATCCGGGCGAACGTCGACCTCGTCATGGACGTCGCGAAGAACCGGCACGGCCCCACCGGTGAAGCCCGTCTCCTCTGGGACGGCATGTACTCACGAGCCATCGAATACGACTACACGAACGGAGAAACACATGAGTGAGATCTGGCTTCCCGTCGCTGAGTTTCCAGATACGTACGAAGTCTCTTCGGTAGGACGTGTCCGGCGGGTGACCGACTCGGGCAAGAAGGCGAAAGCCGGAGATGTTCTCAGCCCTAACCGAATCAAGAACGGCCGGATGGTCGTTCGGTTGTGGAAAGACGGAGTGGTCGTTTCCCGGTACGTGCACCGACTTGTAGCCATCGCCTTTCTCGGCAACTACCCCGAACTGGAGGTGTGTCACGCCGATGGCGACCCAACCAACAACCACCTCGACAACCTCCGCTGGGACACCCATCAGGCGAACATGCGCGACATGGTCATGCATGGCCGAAGCAAGAAGGGCCGCTGGACTGTCACGCAATGCTCACGCGGCCACGAGTACACGGCCGAGACAACCTACATGAGCCCGCGCGGACGCCGCAGCTGCCGAATCTGCAACCGCGAAAACCAAGTCGAGCGGCGCGCTCGGCTCAACGAGAGGAAGAGCTAATGGGAACGGATCAGATCAAGGACGGCATCTACGCGCAGGTCGCGGGGACCGTAGGCAGAACAGCCGAAGGGCGATTCACGATCGAGGTCAAGAACGAAAGGTCGGCCTACCCCGACTACGTCACCGTGTGGCGGCTCGAGACCCCCGTGAACCAGGGCGACCGGATCGCGGTGAAGGGCTGGCTGTCGTGGAAGAAGTCGGAACGCAACGGGAAGACGTACGTGGGCGTTTCCCTGAACCAGCCGCAGGTCGTCAAGCACGAGCCGGCCGCGCAGGACTCGTGGGGAGGTGCTGACGATGGTTCGTCACCGTTCTGAGCGCACCGTCCGATTCGATGAGCGCACCTGGGGTCGCCTCGCGACGATGGCCGACGATCAGCGCATCACGATCGCCGAGCTCATTGAGTCCGCCGCGCGCCGCCTCGTGACCGGCACCACAACCGCAGACACGGTCAAGTCCCGCACCCTGCACCGCGAAGCACTCACGAACCGGTTCATCCGAATGCGCAGGGCGGGCGCGACCATCACCCAGATCGCCGACGACACCGGGTACTCCACCACCTACATCTCCCGCATCCTCATCGACGCGGGTCTCCGCTCGTACCGCACCCGCTCCGACGCCGGAAAGGCAGCCGCATGACCCGCCCGCACCGCCCCACCTACACACCCCCGACCGTGCACCGCCCCGAGGTGACCCGCTGCAAGCGCACCTGCTGTTGGACGCCGTATGGGCACACACCCCGCCACGACTGCACCTGCCACACCGGAGGAGAACGATGAGCGATCACACGCCCGCTGACGTGTTCATGTCCACCGCACAGGCCCTGGGCCTGTCACCTCGGCAGCGCCGCGAAGGCTTGGAAGAGATCGAACGAGCCGCTTCACGCTTACGTCAGCAGACCGCGGACCCCGCGGACGGAGACCAGCCATGACAACTCTCCTCGACGCCGTGGACGAGCTCACCAAACCCGAACACCAGCACATCGCCCAGAAAGACGACACCGGCCGGTGGCTGAAAGCACACACCGTCACCCACCCGCCCCTGCTGCAACGCATGCACGACGCCGTCCACCCATCCAGCAACCGCACCGCCGGCTCCGCATCCTCCGCCTCCACACGGTCACCCATCGACCTCGACGCCCTCTTCGAGTACGCCAAGATGACCACGCAGATCCGGGACTGGTGCCGCATCGAGAACATCCCACCCCACCGCGACCCCGTCACCGCCCTCCGACAGTGGTACGTCGCCCGCCTCACCCACACCGAGGACGACACGTGGCACATCCGGCAACTCACCTCCTGGGCACGGATCATCCGCGACCACCTCAACCCGCCGGAACGGTTCACCGTCAAAGCCCCCTGCCCCGTCTGTCTCGTCACCGGCTATGGAGACGAGATCAACGGGGGCGACACGTGGCCCATCGAAGTCAGGTACCGCATCGATGGGGAACACATCACCGACGAGACAGCCCTCTGCCGAGCCTGCGCGACCGTGTGGAACTCCCACGCCGCCGTCGTGGAGCTCGCGGAAGAGATCGAGGAACGGAGCGAAACCGCATGACTACCGAACAACAGGTTGGTGGTTAGTCGTGGTCGCCCATTTTGGATGCCTTGATGGCTCCGTGGACGGTCATGCCGAGTACTTCGGCGATTTGCGGCCAGGTGTGTCCGTCTGCTCGGGCTTGGCGGATGGTGGCGGCGCGGTCGGCGTAGAGCTTCGCGACCGCGTCGTTGAGGGCGGTGTGGGCGGTGGCGAGTTCTTCGAGGCTCATGAGACTGAGTGTAACTCGGGGTTGCATGTAAGCGCTAGTTGTGTAACTATGGGTTACATGACCACCGCAGCCCAGGTTATCGCCACCAGCACCATCACCGCCCAGAACACCTTCGGCATCGACCGCTCCACCGCATTCGATGTGGCAATCGCGGCAATGATCGCCGAAGACCCCACGACTATGCGCAAGTTTCTCGCGGTGGCAAAGGCTCAGTACGAAGCGGAGACCGCCAATGTCTGACACGTTATGGGAAGAGCGAGCTGAGACTCGCGTCCCAGCGGGCCTCGCGGCGTCCCGCGAGATTTCTCGGACCCGCGACTCATATCTCGCCGACCTCGACAAGCTTCGCGCCGTCCTGATGGCCGGCGGGACATTCCTCGAAATGCGGGCCGCTGTGGACGCGTACCAGGTCATGGACAACATCGCCCGCGAACTAGACACAGCGGCCAAGCGGGCAGCCGAAGGGATCAGTTCATGAGCTCTACCGAAAACCCACCCCGACCTTCCCAGTGCTGCGGCGTTTGCCCGCCGACGGCTCGTGGAGGCTACGACTGCACATGTGTCGGAAACCCTCGTTGCCCCGGACCCCAGACGACGGACCACACGGACCGGGGCCAAGCATGATGACCGAAGCGGAAGCGCGGGCTTTGGCCGAAACCGAGCTTGCGTTCTGGAACAACGGGCACGGGCACTACGACAGCGCTTGGGTCGAGCGACGCGCCTATGCGATGGCTGATGCGCTCCGCGCTCTTCTGGTGGCGAGCTACCAATCGACTGGGCAGTAGCCGCCGACACGCCGGAGGAAACCGTTACCACACCACCCGACTAATCCGATACACTGGATGCGCCTAGGTTTCCCATGCGAAAAATCGGAAACCTTGAGAAACGGCCCTCATGCACTGGGGGCCGTTTCTTGTTCAGCAAGAACCCCCGCGCTGCGCTAACAGCCGGGGGCGTGACCAACTCGGATGAGGAGTTGATATGGAAAACGATACAGGCTGGTGGCTGGGCGGAAGCGACCGCTCACGCTTTTGGCAGAAGGTCGACCGAAATGGTGGACTCGCCCACACTCTGGACCCTTTGTCGACAGCGACCGGCGAATGCTGGCGGTGGACTGCTGGAACGGCTGGTGCAAGACGGTACGGTTCGTTCCGCATCGGATCGCGGATGATCATGGCCCACCGAATCGCTTACCTCGATGGCTCGGAGGGCGCGCGAATACCCGAAGGTTGGGTTGTTGACCACCTGTGCAGAAATGTGCTTTGCGTGCGTCCATCACATCTTGAGCCGATTACGCAGAGCGAGAATGTTCGCAGGGGTTCTCATTCTCTTATGAATCGGAGCGTCTGCAGGAACGGTCATCCGCTCAAACCTGAGAACATCTTGCGAGTGAGACGATCCGACTCACGCTTCATCAACGCATGCAAGACGTGCAGTAAAGAAAGCAAGCATCGAAGCTACGAGAAGCGCAAGGCTCGTCTCATCGAGGAAGCTTCTATCTAGTTACTCCCGGCCTCCCACACGTGGGACTGACCGGACGAGAGGGTCAACCGTGACCCGACATAACCCACACCGGCCTGTGGGACGGAGCCGGGGACCAGACGGGCATCGCTCACCCACCTGGTCCCCCGCTCCGACAACCAACGGGGAGGCTCCGATGGACCAGGCGCGTAAGCCCCTCATCGCAGCAGACCAGTTCATCACCGCTCCGATCAGCGACGGGGCAGCACGGGTCATTCAGGCGTTCATCGCAAAGCATCGCCACGAGCTCGACGCCGACCTCAAACCTTTCGGCCTCACCATCAACGAGATAGCCGTACCCAACTACGAGCGCATCGTCTACGCCGACGAGGTCAAGCCGTGGTGACCACCGACACCACCTGGGCCAACCGACTCAACGGCGCCCTCGACCGCATCAGCGCCATGACCAACGACCGCAACGACGCGCTCGACGCCATCACCGCATTCCTCCGCGACCACCCCGAACACGAAGACGACCTGCGCCTCACCACCGCACGGCTCGCTCTCCTCTGATGGGCGCCAACGACAAGGCCGCCGCGACCTACCATCCCCGCATCTTCGAGTGCTCTTGGTGTGAACACGAGTGGGAGTCAGCGGATGCTGCGAAGGCGTGCTGCTCTGAAGATTGGCTGGGCTACGACTGATGCCCTGGTCTACCAGCAACCGTCGAGCATCGCTCCCACCGGACTGGGCCCAACGCCGGAAGCTCTGCATCACCCGAGCAGGCGGACAGTGCGAACACCGCGACAGTCGAGGCAAGCGATGCCCACAACCAGCAACCGACGCTGACCACCGCACCGACCGGATGAACCATGACGACCTCCAAGCACTCTGCAGTGACCACCACAAGCAGAAGACACAGCGGGAGGCCCGAGCCGCACAGCACGCCAAGTACACGGCAGCGAAGAAGCGAGCACCCGAACCCCACCCAGGCATCCGAACCCGCGGACCCTCCATCACCACCCAGGGGGGACCCCCCTTCGCGTCACCCTCCTGACCGACGGGCCTAGCGAACAGGCGTCAGCACGCATTCTTAGGTGGTTTTTCCGACCGGCAGGGCTGGTCGCTGGTCTAGGAGGCCTTCAATATGGCTGTTCGTCGCGCGCCCGCGGGTCTCGGGAAGAGTGCTGGGAAATTCTGGGCGGACACAACCAAGGTGTACGACCTATCGGCTCATGAAGCGCTCATCCTGGAGTCCGCCTGCCGGGAGTTGGACATCATTGACCGCCTCGAGGAGGCGCTGAACGGAGCCGACCTCGTTGTTCGCGGTTCGATGGGTCAGGACGTTGCGCACCCGTTGCTTGCGGAGGTGCGTCAGCACCGGTCGTCGTTCACCGCGCTGGTGAAGGCCCTGAAGCTGCCGGATGCTGAGGACGAGGCGCCGATGTCTCCGCGTTCGATGCAGGCGCAGGCCGCGGCGAACGCTCGGTGGAGTCGTGGCGCGTAGACGCGTCGCCCCGAAACACGACGACTCCGCTGAGATCCTCCGCTACTACCGGGAGCGGCTTGCTGAGCCTGACGATCGGCCGGAGTTCCGCTACCCGCCGGTTCACCTTGGGCCGACGTGGGAGAAGGACAGCAAGGGCCGGTTCATCCTTCCGGAGTTCTCGATCGGGTGGCAGAGTCTGGTCTGGGCCGGTCAGCGTCTTCAGCTGCGTCGTGGTGAGCCGTGGAAGTTCACTCCCGAGCAGGCCAGGTTCTGGCTGTGGTGGTACGCCGTAGACGGTTCGGGCGCATTCGTGTTCGACCGTGAGGGTGTCATGCAGCGCCTGAAAGGTCACGGCAAGGACCCGATGGGTGCGGTGATATCCGCGAATGAGCTCGTCGGGATGCCGGTGTGCGAGGGGTTATCGAAGGGGCAGCCGGTTGCGGGTGAGCAGCCGAACGCGTGGGTGCAGGTCCTCGCTGTCACGCAGGAGCAGACCAAGAACACGATGCGGTTGTTCCCGCGCTTGTTCACCGACGAGGCGAAGGCCGAGTACGGCCTCGCGATCGGGAAAGAGCGCATCTACGCGCTCGGCGATCAGCGGTTCCTGCAGGCGTTGACGTCAAACCCGGCACCCCTGGAAGGGTCCCGCCCGACGTTCACTCTGGCGAACGAGACGCATCATTGGCGGGCGAACAACAGCGGCATCGAAATGTACGAGGTGCTGGCCCGCAACGCAGCGAAGTCCGAGGAAGGCGTCAACGGCCGGCTGCTGCAGTTGTCGAACGCTTTCGAGCCGGGGATGGATTCCGTACTTGAGCGGACGCGTCTCGCATATGAGGCCGCGCAGGCCCGCCCGGACGAGATCCTTCTGTCTGGTCTGATGTACGACTCGCTTGAGGCGGGGCCGGACGCGCCTCTGATCGACGAGGACAATCCGGACGTCATCATCGACGTTCTAGAGTCTGTCCGGGGTGATTCGGTGTGGCTGAACCTCAAGCGGCTGCGCAAGCAGGTGGAGGATCCTCGGATCCCTCCGTCCCAGTCGCGCCGGTTTTGGTATAACCAGATCACCGCGTCGGAAGAGTCGTGGGTCGACCCGCAGCAGTGGGACCGCCTACGCCAGGCAGAAAACCCGCTTGCCGCAGGCGACGAGATCGTTCTGTTCTTCGACGGGTCGAAGTCTGACGACGCGACTGCACTGGTCGCGTGCCGGATCGCTGACGGGAAGCTGTTCGCGATGGGCCTGTGGCAGGCGCCACCGAAGGCGCGCCGCGGCGAATGGGTCGCACCTCGAGCAGATGTGAATCTGCGGGTCCGAGAGATCGTGAAGCAGTACCGCGTGGTTGGCTTCTTCGCTGATCCTTCGCACACCCGCGAGGACGGGACTCTCGACCGGTTCTGGACCCCGGTCGTCGATGAATGGCATCGCGACTTCGGGTCCCGCCTGCTGGTGTGGGCGCAGACGAACAAGCACGCGGTGTCGTTCGACATGTCAAACACCCACGGGGAAGGCGCACGGTTCGTCGCCGCGGCCGAGCAGTTCACCGAGGACGTCGAAAACGGTGATCTCATCCATGACGGTCATCCGGAGCTCGCTCGCCACGTCAAGAACGCCCGACGGTTCCCGACACGACACGGCGTCTCCCTCATGAAAGACGGCCCCGAGTCGCCTCGGAAGATCGACCTCGCGGTCTGCGCGGTGGGCGCGCGAATGGTGCGCACGCAAGTACTCAACCTGGCGGTGAAACGCCGTGGACCTCAAGGGGGCGTCTGGTGAAACGCGACGACGTTCTCGAACTGGCACACGATCGGCTCATCCCGCTCTGGAAGAAGGAGCGCGACCGCAACACGGTGCTACGAGACTGGGCGCGCGGCAAGCATGTCGCACCGTACAAGCCGCGCGAGGCAAACGCGGAGTACGACTCCCTGCTGGAGAAGTCGACCGTCCCTCTGATCGGCGTAGTCACCCGGATTCTCACGCAGACGCTCGAGCTCGCGGACTACCACCCCGGCGATGAGGCGAACCACGACGCCCTCTGGGCGATCTGGCAGGTCAATCGTCTTGCGACCCGGCAGAAGCGCCTCTACCGGTCGGCTTTCACGTCGGGACAGGCTTTCGCACTCGCTCTTCCTGGTGACACCGCGCCCGTTGTGAAGCTCTTCGGGGCCCGCAACATGGTCGCTGTCTATCAGGATCCGGAAGCGGACGAGTGGCCCATGTACGCCGCGTTCAGCGAGTACGCCGACGCGAACCACTTCCACTTCACCGTGGCAGACGACGAGCAGCTGTACCGGATGCAGATCAACGCCGACGGTAGCGAGATGAAGTGGATCGAGGAGAGCGGCCACGACGCCGGGGTTGTCCCCGTCGTCCGGTACGCCGGCGACGTCGACGACGAAGGCTCAGTGATGGGCGAGGTTGAGCCCTTGATACCCATCCAAGCCAACATCGACCAGACCAACTTCGACCGCCTCCTGACTCAGTCGTACGCGTCCTGGAAGATCCGGTACATCACCGGGATGGCGAAGCCTGAGACCGAAGAGGACGCCGCCCGGCAGAAGCTCATCCTCGAACGGGACCGCCTCCTGCTGGTCGAGAACCCCGAAGCGAGGGTCGGCACCCTGGACGGCACCGAGTTGTCCGGCTACATCGAGGCTCGTCGAGACGCTAAGCAGGACCTCGCCTCGACGGCGCAGATCAGCCAGAAGGCCATCTTGGGTTCGCAAGCGAACAACGCGGACGGCGCGGAAGCGCAGGCTGCGGAGGAAGCCTCTACGCAGCGCAAGATCCACGACTACACGGTCTCGTTCGGTGAGTCACATGGGCAGCTGTTCCGGTTGACCGGGCATCTGGCCGGCATCACCGGCGCCTGGGAGGACTACGCCGGCCACGCCGACTGGGCCAACTCCGAGATCCGCTCGCTCTCGCAGGTCGCTGACGCGATCGGGAAGCTCCGTGACCAGGTCGAAGCGCCAGTCGAGGGGCTGTGGGAAATGATCCCCGGCATGTCGAAGGAACGCTTGGACCGCTGGCGGACCCTGCGCGGCGCTGACCCCTACCGGGAGATGCTCCGGAGCCTCGAAGATGACGACGATTTCTGAGGAATTCCATCGCGAGCAGGCAACCCTGCGCCGGGAAGCGGCCGACCGGCTCGCCGACCTTTTCCCGTCGCTCAACTTCCGGGATCTCGACGGATCGGCACCGGGTTGGGTTCTCAACGTAGAACGGGTGGTCAGCCGCGCCCACGCAAACGGCATCGAGCTCGCCGAGGACGCCTACCGGCAGATGCGACGCGAAGCCGGTGAGAGCGGGCGAGTGGCGTTCGTTCTCCCGACCCTTGATCGCGGGAAGATGCGCGCGGAGCTGCTCTACCTCGGGCCTAGATCAGCGAAGCAAGCGCTCGCGACCGGGCAACGCATCCCGCGCGTCGCGGAAGCGGTCTTCACGCAGACCACACGCGAGGCGTTGCTGCAGGCAATGGCGGGCCCGAGGGAGACCATACGTCGGACAGCCGTCAGCGATCCACGTGCAGCCGGGTGGAAGCGCATCACGAACACCGGCGCATGTCAGTTCTGTCGGATGCTCGCCGACCGGGGCGCCGTCTACCGGGAACGCACCGCCACCTTCAGCGCGCACCGCGGCTGCGGTTGTTCCGCGGCGCCCGTGTTCTTGGGTGGCGAGGTTGGGCCTGAGGCAAGCGTTCAGCAGTATCTGGCTTCCCGGAAGACCCGCACCAAGGAGCAGAGGCAGCAGCTCCGCGACTACCTGAACACGAACTACCCCCGCGGCAGTGCCGCATGAACCACCACCCATACGGGGTGGCGATCCCTAGGAGGGACCAATGCCGGAGGACGGCGACAACGAGGAAGTCGATCAGACGACGACCGACACCGAGCAGGGCTCGGAGCAGGACGCCGACGAACAGGAGTCGGGCGGCGACCAGGAGAACGAAGACAGTGAGGAAGGGTTCGACGGCGAGTTCGACGCCGCCCGCGCCCGCCGCACCATCAACCGTCTCCGTCGTGAGCGAAACGCCGCTCGCGAAGCAGTGAGAACCGCGAAGAGTAGCCCGGAATCGGAATCGCTTCGCGCGGAGAACATGCGTCTCCGTGTGGCGATGACGGCCGGCCTCGACGCTGATCTCGCTGACCGGCTGAGGGGAAACACCGAGGACGAGCTCCTCGAGGACGCCCAGAAGCTGCTCGACCGTTTCTACCCGGCCGAGAAGAAGCCGCTCCCGACCCGGCAGCCGAAGCCCGCTCTCCGCGGCGGCTCCAACCCGGACGAGGAGCCGGAACTCAGCCCCGACGACATCGCGAAGCGAATCCTCGGACGCTAACCCCCGGCGTCGTTCGCCACGAACGCACCCGGGCCACATCACACAACCAGGAGGTACATCGTGGCGAACATTTTCCAGAAGGGCTCGAAGGTCGCAGCCACCGCGCTGGCGCTGCTGCGCCGCACGGTCAAGACCCCGGGCATCTTCACCACCCGATACGGCATCACCGACTTCAAGGGCGCCGAGGGCGACGTGGTCAACGTCAAGCGACCCGCCGTCCTGCGCGCCCGTGACAAGGGGTGGCGGAACGACAACGCGATCGTCTTCGACCGCCTCGTGCAGTCGAAGATCCAGATCAAGCTCGACAAGCACCCCTACAGCGCCGTCGAACTCTCGCCCGAGGAGTACACCCTCGACGTGGAGGACTACGGCCGCGAGGTCACCCGCCCCCAGGTGGACGCCCTCATCGACTGGTACGAGGACCTCGTCGTCGACGCGCTCGGGGCCGCCGACTACATCTACGAGGTCACCTACAACCCGAACGCCGGCGAGACCACCGCCGCCGCGGCGAAGCAGTCGGACCCCCGCAAGGTCGCTTCGCGCGCCCGGAAGCTGTTCCAGGACGCGCACGTCCCCACCGAGGGGCGCTACTGGCTCGTCGGATCCGCGGTCGCGGAGGCGATCCGCGACTACGGCAAGCTCCTCGACGTCGACACCGCCGGCCTGCCGGAGGCTGTCCGCGACGGTGTGGTCACGAAGCTCTCCGGCTTCTGGATCATCGAGGTCGACGCGCTCGGCGAGAACGAGTCGTACTTCGTGCACGCCTCTGCCATCGCCATCGCCAGCGTCGCACCCGCCGTCCCGCCCCGCGGCGTTGACGGTGGCGGTGTCGCGGCCGCCAACGGTCTGGGTCTGACCCAGCTGTGGGACTACGACAGCGATCACCTCAAGTCCCGCTCCATCGTTCACTCCTTCGCAGGAGCGACCGCGGTCCTCGACCCGGAGGTCGACGAGAACGGCCAGATCATTCTCGATGGCAACGACGAACCGCAGCTCGAGTTCGTCCGCGGCATTCGGGTGATCTTCGTCCCCGTCGGCGGCACCGACACCGGCAACGGTTCGGCGACGTACACCACCCAGGTGACCGGCTCGCCCACCGGCGGCACCTACACCATCACGGTGGACGGTGAAGCGTCCGACCCGATCGCGTACAACGCGAACAACGCCGCCATCGCTGAGGCGATCAACGGCATCGAGGGTGTGTCCGGAGCCAAGGTCACCGGCACGACCACGAAGACCATCACGCTCAACGAGCGGGCGGTCGTCGCACTCGGCACCAACGGCCTGACGGGCGGCTCCTCGCCTTCCGTGACGGTCACCGCCGTCTGATCGGTAGCGGGCCCCCCGCGACACCATGCCGGGGGGGGGCCCCC